CACCAGTTAGGTGAACTTCCTTGTAGGTAGCCAAGGCCGCTGCCAATACCGCTCCAAAGAGCATTATTCGCGCCCATTATGCCTGCCCCCTGTGCATTGCCATAATTCTGCGCACCTTGCCCGAGCATCTGCCCAAACTGCCCCGCCATATTCGCGCCCATACCTGCGGCCTGCAGTCCGGTGTTTCCAATCCCTGAAAGCATATTATAGATGCTCTGATTTTCATTCCAGTAATTCTGGAACTGCTGATTGAACGTGTTGGAGGCGAGACCAGTAGCGAACTCAGCAGAGTTTCTCAACGCGGTCGAGCCGGCACCAAGTCCCTTCGATGCAGCGGCATTCTGCACTGAGCGAAGCCCCTGATCTAGGGTAAATTGATACCCCGGAGTCTGTGCCAACCGCTCCATCGTTGGATCAAACTTTGATGTCAGCGCCGCCGTAAGTGGGTTCCCTCCTGGGTTAATCCCGATAAGAGGGGCGAGGGCTCCATAGGCATTCTGCCCATACTGCATATAGGGCTGGAGATTCTGCTGCGCTTGCTGATACATCTGTTGCTGCAGCAGCATTCCAAGCAAGTTTCCCTGTGCCATCTGGCCCGAGGCTTGACCTGCGGCTTTTGACCCCATAATGCCGGAGCCAAGTCCTAAGACTCCTCCAAGAATCCCTCCGAGAGCAGGTAGCCACGCCATGTCAAACCCTCCGACATTTGATTGTCGCGCCGTGCGAAGGGGGCGTCAAGATGAAGCGGAGGCAAAATCTTCTGGGCATGGCCCTGTTATCCTTCCGGTGGTAGATATGTTGCGGGGCCATTCGGAGTTGCCCAAATCAGAAGTACCATAGAGGCTTCATCTGAATTGTTTTTAATTGAAGCCGGAACTCCTCCACGTACCCACCAAACATCGCCAGTAAAAAGTAATGTATCTTCCTTCCCATCCCCAAGAAGAATGCCTGGAGGTGCATGAAGAACAACTATATACAGATGCTCTGGAATTGCTGCTATATTAATATCTACAACTTCTGGCAAAGTTTTCACAATAGAGACAGCGCCGAGAACCTCTCCCTCAATTCGACTCATTACTCCAAAAATTAATGGGCGAATTTGCGGGATTAAATCCAAGTTCAGCCAATTGGCCATGTTACCTTTCTCATCTTTTCCTCGTAAAGTAATCATGCCTTCCTTAATAGGAAATTGCCTAATAATGGCATTAAATACCATGGTGGTATCGAGACCAGCAGCAAGTTTTTGCATAAGTTCCATTATAGGCTCCTCAGTCCTTCCTAATCCAAATCATCCCAGCAGGGAGCACTGGGAGCCCCACAGTTACATCTTGCGTCCAACCCACAGGTGCGGTAGCTCCGACATAAGCCACAAGCATTCCAGAAAGTGGAATCGCTGCGAAAAGTTGAGCCAAGGCGCGTTGCCATGGTGGGGTTATGACAAGAGTCTCCGGCTGTACTACCGGCTGATTAGCATTCGGAATTGTCGGAATTTGTGCCATCACACACTCAACGGCATTGCATCAAGATACGCCCCATTCAGCGCTACCGCACAGTCCTCACTCCAAAAGAGTTCATAGACTCGATCGCGGGCCTGACCAAGGTCCCGCCAGCTCGGCACATATTGAAAGTCCCCAGTCGCGCCGAGAGGTATCTGGATCGGATCGTTCCAGCTCTTTCCTCTTGTATTGCTCCAGCGGAGTGAAATCATTGGCATGTTCGCTGGTGCACCAGGACCATAGTTCCACGGAGGTTGGGTTGGATTGCCGGAGTCCGAGCTTGCTGTCCCGACCTCAATATCCGCAATGAACCTCTGATGATAGACCGCGTTCCCTCCCGCCACCGCGTGCGGGAAGCCCCGCCGAAAGACCATTGGCTGCCCATCATCCGTGAAGGTCTCTTCATCCCATGCGTAGAGTCGACCATTCTGATGGTCCCCGACCACGTTCTTCCCATAGGCAAACGCCGTGCAGTTCGCGCGAATACGATGTTCAACCCCATTCTGATCCGTCCACGTGCGCTCGTGCCATTCCTTCGTGCTTAGATCGTAAACCCAAGTCTTATCCGCAGTCGGAAAGGTCAGGACGTAGAAGACATGGTTTCCTTGCTGGTAGACAAGGCCAATCGCATCCGAGATCACAGGGTATTTTGAAATCTCCCATGAGATCGCGGGGGTCATGATGTTGACCACCTGGTAATTCGAGCCCATCAGCGCCAGCGCCTCACCATTGTTATCTTGCGAGAGCCAGAAGATCATCAAGTCGTATGCTGCGACAGAGTACTTGGCGACACTTCCATGCTGAATAAACACGCCCGGAAGACGCTGGAACGGAAATCCCGGCGCGCCGACATTGGACCAGATTTCTGTCGTGCGCTGACCGATGAGCCAGATGTCAAGGTGGTTGACAATGAGACTTACGAGCTTGTCCGGCGCACCAGTCTTGGACTCGGACAAGCCAGGGAAGGTAATCGCGTTGGAGTCAGATTGATAGAACTCCCGAGTCCCCGGTCGATTCAAGAGAAAGAACGTGTCAAGATACTGGACAAAATCTCCGCCAAGAAAATTTACGTCCACAATCGGCGCAAGAGTGTCAGTTGAGAGGTCAATCGTCCAGCCATTCGCGGACCCATCTACGATCATAATGTGCGCGCCGTTGTCGATCATGGAGACTGGCGTCAGCGCCGGAGATGCGATCGTGCCCAAGTCCGTCAGCGTCCAATCATCGTTGACTCGATAGACTGTCGTGCCGAGCACGCCATAGAGCACAAGGTTGGTCGCGAAGTAGAGTCCGCGCCAAGTCGTTGGTAGGTTGCCGGTTGCCAGTCGAAGAAGCCCCGGAGCCTGGTAGTGCGTCACCGGGACTTCTGCATCTTCCTGATTCTTCTCTGGGAATAGATTGACACAGCGCTGGGCATTCGCGATAACACTTCGCGCCGAGTACGCTCCACCAAGAAGAGGAATGGTTGCCATTGGGTTTACGCGCTCAGTAATCTGTTCCACACACCGGCCACGGCGCAGAAGTAAATTGCCACGAGACCAGCCGCCTGCGAAACACCAGTTGCTCCAGCCGTGCCGTTGATCGTGCTTCCGCCCGCGGCGAAGACTGTCATTGCATCCGCAGCATCATCATTGATGAGGACGAAGACCTTACCAACCGTCGCGGCCGGAAGCAGTACGCCGTCGGCCGCAGTTGCTACAGCAGTGATGCGTGAAATCGTCTCGGTGATGAGGACCGAGTCCGCCACCGTGCCAGCAGGAGTCGCTGTGATCCCACTCTTATACGACCACTTCGGATAACTGAGGGCATTATTCAGCGTATCCCCATTAATGAGCCGGAAGCCCGATTCGAAGAAGCTCTGCAACGACATTTTACTCTCCGTTCAAGTTCGAGGCCGAGCCTCAGTGCCACTCGTCTGCTAGGATGTTGTAAATGCCTGTACGAGCGAGTCCACCAGGCATTTCCAAATTTGCGATCGCCGCGTTATTGTTCTTGAGTCCGTTCACAGCATTCCTGTGCATCGCATTAAGCTCCGGGTCTGGCGGGAGCTTTCCAACCGCGAAACGAAGCCACCGCGCGAGAGTGAGTTCGAGGACCAAGAAATACTCGGGCGGGAGGTATATCCTGTCGTCGAGACTCGCGACCGTCGGGATTGGCTGACGCGCTACAATGTGCATCTCGAACTGACCCGGAAGTGGTAGGGGCCAGAAGTAGACGAGACCGAGTGGAGTTGCCGGATCGTAGAAGTAGTGCGTCGGGAAGTTCTGCTGGAACTTGAGCCGGATTTCGGAGTAGTCCTCACGAGACAGAAGTGGAATGAGCGGGTAGTCCACTGGTTGCGCTGGACTTGACGCCAGCATCCTGGAGTACGCCTTCTCAATCTGCACCGGGCGGAAGCCCCAAGGTTGGCCCGAGCCAAAATCGGAATTGAAATCCAGATTGAAGTCAGAATTGATGTTGAAGTCACCACCAGAACCGACAGTGTAGTAGAGCTGCCCAGTCGAGGTCGAGCCCTGCCCAAGGGACGCGATATCGATAAGCCTCCACGCGAACCAGCGCTTTGTGGCCCAAAAGGCAAGGAGCCAATTGAATCGCTTAAACGCACGGGAGATTGTCTCCATTGGAGCAGTTTCTCCCAATCCGGTCACACCACTATCCTGCAACGCGATCATGATGATATCGCGCGGAGTATTGTATGTCGGATCGGGATTGAGTGCCACGGAGGGGTGACCTTAAACTGA